TGACCAGTGCAACAGCTATTGTCACGCCTGCGGCGGTAGAAAACTACTTTAACATTTATGTTTCCGCACAGGTCTGCGTCCCGAAAGGCTGCTGCCTGACGGTCGCAATGGAAAACACCAGCACTCAGGCCGTCAACTTCGCCAACTCGAACCTGACGGTTGAGAGAATCGCGTGAAAGGAGAATGGACATGAGTAAGAAAGCAATGTATGAGCTTCGCAATATGCTGTGCGACGAACTCGACGAGCTGGCGCGCAAGGGCGACCTGGGCGCGGGCGACCTTGAGATCGCGCACAAGCTGACCGACACCATCAAGAACATCGACAAGATCGAGATGATGGAGGACGACGGTTATTCCCAGCGCCGATATTCCCGGGACGGTGACTGGGAGGCGGACATGCGCGGAACCTATGGTAAAGGCAGCTCTTATGCCCGCCGGGACACCCATTATGTCCGCGGCCATTATTCCCGGGACGGTGCCCGGGACGATATGAAGCGCCAGTTGCAGGAGATGTTGAACAACGCCGATGACGAAAGCATCCGCAAGGCTATCCAGCGTTGCATGGACGCTGTGGAGATCTAAGGGGGTGCGTCCCCTTGGTAGACGATCGCGAGATCAAAAAATGGATTGCGCGGCTTGAAACAGAAGAATCAAGCTGGTCAAATTACGAAAAGCTGGCTGTATTATACACGGTGCTGAACCAGCAGGGCAAAGAAACAGCAAATCATGCTCCGGCTATGTACTCCGCCGCGCCTGCCCCTGTTGAAATTTACGGAGACAGTGAGTTTTTACGAGCCGTTTCCGCCACAGACAATGATAAGGCTTGGGCTGTCATGGATGAGCTTATGGACAGCCTAAAGATTATCAATGAGCGCGTGTATAATAGCGTCATGCGCAAGTTGGGAAAATGATAGTAATTTGATAGTAACCCAAACGATACGGCACAGTATAGCGTAACATTTTCACAAGGAAAACACCAGTAAACACAGTGCTATACCGATTTATTGCAACAATATACTGCGTATTTCGAACTGGCTTACGCCTTTTAAGCAGGGTGTCCGGGGTTCGAATCCCCGACGGGGCACCAAAAAAAGCCTTGAAACTCAACGGTTTCAAGGCTTTTCTATTTTGCTTATTTTTTATTTGTTAGTAACGTGTTAGTAACCGCATCCACAAGTGTCTGCGCGTCGATGTGCGTATATATGTTTGCGGTGGTGGAATAATCGGCGTGCCCGAGTATTTTTTGCAGCATTTCTGGGGGCAATCCCTCTTTTACCGCCCGGGATGCGTATGTGTGGCGTGTGGCGTGTGGGGTCTTGCGCTCTATGCCCAGTCGGTCAAGGAGTGGGTAAAAATCTCGCCTGCGGAAGTTTGCCGGGACTTTTTGCCCATCGTAGCCGGATAACAGCAGCTCCCCCGTTGCTCGCTTCGCAAAGTAGGCAAAGTATTGTTTCCCCTCCGGTCGAATGGGGATAATTCGGTTTCTGCCGGCTTCGGTTTTTTCGCCGCCAATTACATAATCGCCGTGGCAGTCAGCCAGCGGCAAAGAGAATAGTTCCCCAATACGCATACCCGTTGCCAGCAGCATCAAGACAATTTTTGCCGAATCGCTGTTATCGGATTCCAATTTACGGATATCTTCCTCCGTGAAGATGTCCTTTTCTTTTTTTACATTTTCTGGCAGCCGGACAAACTTTGCAAAATTTGTTGTGCATATTTCTTCCCGGATTGCCCAGTTCGACATCTGCGTTATGAGCTGCTTGTACTTGTTCACGGTGGAATGGCTTTTGGCCATGTGCGGGTCAAGTACGGCCTGAAAGTCTGCGGTGCGGAGATCGCGAAACTTTTTCCCGTGCAACGGCGTAAATATGCGGTAGGCGTTGTTATATGATTCTACCCCCTGCTTGCCGATCTCCTTGTAATGCTCCTCTTTCCACACATCAAAGACTTCTGCAAAGGTCATATTATACCGCTCCGTTAAGCTCTTGCCGTTCAACCGCTCCAAAGCGTCCAGAGCGCCCGTTTTGCGCTCATAATGCCCGATAATCACTTTGTTTTTTGCTGCCACCCAAGGCGATTTTCTACGCCCAGCCAGTTTGTATACAGTTCCGGTGCCGTTTGCCCGCTTCAATGCTTTTCGCCGCTCTGTTACCTGTTTTTTTCCACAGAGATGGCAATATACAGCGCCGGGGACAAGAGTTGTTCCGCATTTAATGCAGTTGCTCATTTTTCTGCTTCCTCGTCTTGTTTGGATTTTTTGCCCGCCGCAAGAGTGGACAATAGCACGGATGTAAGTACGCCGATACCCAACGCCAAAAGCGCAATGACAATCCATGCAATCGTACCGGCTGTCCTGGATCGGATTAGGCCTTCGTCCTGCACATGGTAATCAAGCGCCACATACCATGTAACTATACCCAGCAGGATAGCGGACAGCAGCGATGTGATATACAGCATCGTGCGCTGCCGCCTTGCTTTTCTCTTCTGCTCCTCTGCTGATTTAGACAGCTCATCGTATGCGCCCTCTATCCGTGCAAGGCGCACATCCTCGTCATGGACTTGCTGGAGCTGCTTGATTTGGTCTTGCGCCAAAACAACCTCTACAATGCCAAAGTAACGGTCCATAGACACCCCCAGCACCTTGCAGATGGGGCCAGCCGCATACACGCCCGGTGCTTTAGATGTAGACGCGAAAAAGTTGTTGACGCTGGACAAAGGCACACCGGATTGGTCTGCTATCTCCTGCGCCGTGATGTGCTGTTCCAGTTTTGCGTCCCGACAAGTGTCCTGCAACGATTTCTCCATGTTTAATTGCCTTCTTCCCCTTTTTCGGGCATAGCCCGCATTATTTTGCAAACCCCAAATTTGGGGATATTGCCTTTTTTCGGGATTGCACCGCCCGATTTGTTTTTGATATGGTATAGGCGCAAACGATAAACCGTTAGGTGATTCGTGGGCAATACCCTCCCCGTCCGGTGCGGGGATGGGGAGGGTAGAACAAAATTTCTATTTTCTACGATTTTGTTGCCTTGAACTATGCAACAAATATCTTTTTTAGGGTAAAGGTGAAAATACTTTACTTGGAGGGCGTACAAATGATGACTTTTCCCCAAAAATGTGGTGTACTTAATGAAACACCTGTGCGGGAACGGCTGAAAGAGGAAATCGCAACTCTAACAGACCGCCAGGCTGAATATGTATTAAGGAGAATGCAAAATGAAAGAGCATGTTGGGCTATTGGTAGCAATGCTTGTCAGCTCCAATGTATGGATTTGGATCAATCTGTAGAATCTGAAAAATGTAATCGTTCATAGCACCCTCTTAGCTTCCAGTACAATGCCCAATAGCTTCTCGCATTGCTCATCGGTCAAACCATCAACTGCATCAAGCAACGCTTTCCGCGCTGCGCTCAATCCCTCGGCATTTATGCCGGGGGCTTTTTTTGCGCTCTTTTCCGGCAATGTTGGCAATTCGTCCCCGTCCAGCTTGGCAAGCGTAATACCGAAATGGTCAGCAATCTTCTGCCTGGTTTTGGGATGGGGAACATTTGAACCATACAGCCAATTAACAACGCTTTGGTTGTTTGCGCCTATTATCTTTGCAAAACGGTAAGCGGAGTATCCGTACTGCTCCATGCAATAATTAAAGTTTTTGGTAAATCCCATAAAAATAGTACCCTAAATTCGTGCAAGTTTATGTCCTAATTTCGGTTGACTTTTGCCCTAACTTCGGGTACAATAGAACCCGTGGACAGGCAATAAAAGACCTGACCACCCCGACAAATCGAGCTGGCGCATATCAATGTTTGTAGCAAAACTTAGAGTATCACCAATGCTCCAATTTGTCAAGTTTTTATTATAAGTTGGAGGTGAAAAATTTTGAACGATAAGCGGGGGGACAATTCGTGGCTGGCACTGGGAGTTAGCATCTTAGCCTTATTAGTTCAAATAGTACGGTGGACAATAATGCTAACCCACTAATTACCAGAGCAATGTTGGCGCGAACCTTCGTGTCATCCGGGTGCAGAAAAACAAGCCCCGGAAGCAAGACGGTCTGTTCCGAGATGTAATCGACAATCGGAACGCCGAGCTGATTCCTTGGCATTTCGCCGCTCTCATTGGTTGTTGCGGAAAAGATATACCCACGCTTGACGCACTCTGCAAGGACTTCGAGATCATCCCTTGCCGGGTTTTCAGGCAACGGTCTTTTCCCAGCAATCACACGACGAATCATTTTTCGCATGGCACGGTTAAATTGCCGTTCGGATTTAATCATTTTATTCACCTCCTTCCCCGACCCAGTTTAACACATGGGCGGAGTTGGAGCAACAGAAAGGAGAGGATATATTGAGTTTGGCAGAAAATCTTATTCGGCTACAGGCAGAACACGGCGAGAGCGGCTATAGGTTGGCGAAGGAGCTTGATGTTTCGCAGCAGAGCATCGCCAACTGGCGGAAGGGCGTTTGCATTCCGCATCCTAAAATGCGGAGGAAAATCGCAAAGCACTACAAAATCACCGTGGATGAGCTGATTAAAGAGGAGAAGTAATGGCGTAATCTTTCAATTAGGGGAGGAAGCGATGATTAAGACGATGACGATGCAAGAGTGCATGGACCACCTTCGGGCGCATGGACTGAGCATTTCGCAAGACACGCTGTCGAACGGCCTGGAGCAGGGCGTTTATCCATTTGGCGTGTGCATCAACGGAGGCAAGCGGCGGGTGTTTCAGATTTTCGCCCGGCTGCTGGACAAGTGGATCGAGGAGAGAGAGGAGTAAACATGGGCGGATATACATTGACGCTGGTGATCATCGGCGCGGCTACGGTGGCGTGGATGTTCATGAAGCTGTTGGACAAGCTGGACAGACCAGACAAGTGAGAATTTGGGAGGAATGAAGATGCAAAGACATTACTACGCCATCGTGGCTGAAAAGTGCGGCGTCCGGGTAACTATGCGGTCGGAGCGCGATGTGGCCGAGGTGGGCGACCTGGTTTGCGGCAGCAATAAGGCAGCCGTATATTCCAGGTACAAGGTCATCACGGAGCCACACTTTGTTCTGTGCGGAACCAGTGAGGACGATTTTCTGAACGCCCTGTATGCGGGGGATATCCCCCAGGTTTCCAAGGTCACCCGGGATGTGTGGAAGCTGGAGCCGGAAAAGGAGGATGCATCCGATGTGGACATCTGACCCGGTATGGGACGCGGAGTGCTACGCAGAGGAGCAGGACAGGCAGACCGACCGGCGCCCCGTGTGCGACTGCTGCGGGGGGCCGATCCAGGAGGATTGTGCATTGCATTACAAGGGGGTTTGGCTCTGCGGCGAGTGCGTCAGCAACAATGAGGAGTATATCGAGGAGGCGTTGGAATGAGCGATAACGGCGTATCTCGGTACATCAAGACATCCGTGGATATTTACTTTCCGGAGGGGCACATGGCGTGTAACCTGTGCCCTCTGCTGGAGACATACTCCCGCAATCAGTGCAGAAGAACAGGCGAGTATCTGTTGGACACAAGAATCATTGGTGCGCACTGCCCGCTGGAAATCATTGAAGAGGAGGAAGAATTTTGAATATCTACGAGAAAATCGCTGCGATTATGCAGGATGTCCAGTATCTTGCAAAGGACGATCATGTAGAGTTCGGCAGCACCAAGTATAAAGCCCTGAGTGAGGAGAAAGTCACATCCATCATGCGGGCGGAGCTGCTGAAACACAAACTGGTTGTATACCCCATCGCACAGACGGCCAACCGCACCGGCAACATCACCCATGTGGATGTGATTTACCGCATGGTCAATTTGGAAAAGCCGGAGGAATACATCGAAATTGCGTCCTGCGGCGATGGTGCGGACACGCAGGACAAGGGCAGCGGCAAGGCCATGACATACGCATTTAAGTACATGTGGCTGCGGACGTTTGCGATTCCCACCGGAGAAGACCCGGACAAGATTTCATCCGCCGAACTGGACGAGAAAGAGCGGAACGCCGCACCTGTGTGTGAGCGGTGCGGATCGGACATTGTGTCTGTAAGGAAGCGCAACGGCGAAATGTGGACGGTAAAGGATATGGTTAAGTATTCCAAGGGCCGCTACGGAGCGCAGATGTGCGCTGACTGCATGAAGGCAGCAAAGAAGGAGCAGGACAATGCTGCAGGCTGATGTGACCGCCGCCAGGTGGCAGCAGGACAGCGATGGGGCGTGGCTGTGCCTTCGAGTGCAGTCCCCCCGGGCGGCAATGGCCGTGTGCGACGAACTGCAGCCGGACAAGCAGTATGTAGCGCAGATCAAACGCAAGGGCCGGAGCTTGGATGCCAATGCCTATTTTTGGGTGCTGGTGGGGAAGCTGTCGGACAAGCTGCAAATCAGCCCCGAGGGTATATATAGGGCGTATATCCCGGACATCGGGGGCAATTATGAGGTTGTCCCCGTCCGGGAGGATCGGATCGATGCTTGGAAGCGCGTGTGGTGCAGCGGGCATATTGGCCGTATGATCGAGGATTTGGGACCGTGCCGGAATATTAAGGGCTATCACAATATCCGCTCCTACATATCTTCCAGCGACTACGATACGGCGCAGATGTCGCGGCTCATTGATTTGGTGGTGGAGGATTGCCGGGAGAATGGCATAGAGACCATGACACCGCAGCAGCTGGACGCGCTGAAATCTCGATGGGGGGAGGCACAGGCTCTTGGATAATCGCAGATGCTTTTTGTGCGGCAGAAACGGCGCACAGGATCCGCTGGAGCGGCACCACATCTTTGGCGGCGCGTACCGCAACAAAAGCGAGAAATACGGCCTTGTGGTGTATCTCTGCGGCGAGAAGTGCCACAGGAACGGCGGGAACGCTGTACACCGCAACGGAAATCAAATGCGTCTGCTGCGCCGATATGGTCAGTTAAAGGCCATGCGGGAGCAGGGCTGGACGGAAGATGACTTCCGGCGAGAATTTGGAAAAAGCTATTTGTAAGGAGGAAAAAGATGGTAAACAGAATGATTTTGCAGGGTAGGCTTTGCGCTGACCCCGAACGCAGAGCCACCCAGAGCGGGACAACGGTGTGCAGCTTCCGTGTGGCATGGAGCGAAAAGGTAAAGGACAGAGAAACGAAACTGTTTCTCCCATGCGTGGCATGGCAGGGAACAGCAGAGCTGATATGCACCCACTTTACCAAAGGCAAGGAGATTATCGTGGAGGGCAAGCTCTCCAGCCGGGAATACGAGGACAAGACTGGAAACAAGCGCACTGTGGTTGAGCTGACCGCCGACAAGGTACATTTCTGCGGCAGCAAGGACGCTGTACAGAAGCCTACGCAGACCTTCACGGAGATTTCCGAGGATGACGGCGATTTGCCGTTCTAATTGGGGGTGACAAGGGATGACATTTGACGCGATTATCTACGATGCCGATAGCATCCGAGCCGCACTTTCCGATTCTCTTACTAACAATGTCTTACGAATTGATGATCTTTCGGAGGAGGATGCAGGGCAGTTAGCCAGCATTTTTACGGATCACGGAATCGGTATTTGCCTACTTCCGCGCAAGGAGTAAGTGCATGGCGGATATGACATACATCAAGCTGTTCATCGATTACTTAGATGCGATAGAACCGCTCGGTGACGCAGAGAGGGGGCGGCTTTTCACTTCCTTGTTGGTTTATGCAAGGACGGGCGAAGCCCCGCAGCTCGGCGGGAACGAACGGTTTTTATTCCCGATGATGCGGGCGCAGATAGATCGAGACAACTCCGCAATGGATAGTTTATCCGACGCACGAAGCGAAGCCGGAAGAAAGGGCGCAGAAGCAAAACAAGCAAATGCCAGATTTGCCAAGCAAAACAAGCAAATGCCAGATTTGCCAAGCAAAACAAGCAAAGACAAAGACAAAGACAAAGACAAAGACAAAGACAAAGACAAAGACAAAGACAAAGACAAAGACAATAGCGCGTCGCCGTTTGAATCGTTTTGGGCGGAATATCCCCGAAAAGTCGGAAAGCAGGCCGCAAAGAAAGCATTTTCCAAGGTTTCTGTGCCGGTTAAAACGCTTATCGATGCCGTCAACAGTCAGAAAAACAGCGAACAGTGGCGCAAGGATAACGGCCAATACATCCCAAACCCAGCCACATGGCTGAATCAAGGCCGATGGGATGATGTGCTGACGGAGGCTGGAGCGCAACCAACGAAGGAGGATTACCATGTCGGAACATGGCTGTGACATCTGCGGCGGGCTGGGCTACACCGTCCGGCGCACGGAAAGCGGCAAACTGGTGAGCAGAACCTGCAAATGCGAGATCATCCGCCGGAATAGGCTTCGCATGGAGCGTTCCGGGCTTCTGGGACTGCTGGATAGCTGCACCTTTGAGTCGTTCCAAACGCGGGAGTATTGGCAACAGGCCGCAAAGCAGGCGGCGGAGAAGTATTTGACAGACTGGAAGGGCAAGTGGTTTTTCATCGGCGGCTCTCCCGGCACTGGGAAAACCCACCTGTGTACGGCGATTTGCGCCAAGCTGATGGACGGCGGAATCCCTGTCCGGTATGTGCAATGGCGGGGAGATATTCCGGCAATCAAGGCAAAGGTAAACGATGCCGAAGCATACGCCGAAGCCATGCAGCCGCTGAAAACCGTCCGTGCGCTGTATATCGACGATTTTCTCAAGGGGAGCGTAACGGATGCCGACAAGAACATTGCCTTTGACCTGCTGAATGCCAGATATATCAACCCAGATGCAATCACGATCATTTCCACGGAACTGACCATTGACCGCATTTTGAGCTGGGACGAGGCAATCGGGAGCAGGATCAACCAGAGGGCGAAGGATTATATGCTGAACATCGGCAAAAAGCAGAATTGGAGGCTACAATGACCAAACGGGAGGAACGGAGATGAAGCACCTCGGTGATATTGCGAAAATCAATGGTGCAGAAATTGAGATCGTAGATGTTATCACGGGCGGATCGCCGTGTCAGGATTTGAGCATTGCGGGAAAACGCGCCGGATTGGCCGGTGCAAGGAGCGGATTGTTCATGGAGCAGGTCCGCATCGTAAAGGAGATGAGAGAGCGTGACAGAGCGAACGGACGGACAGGTGACATGGTCAGACCTCGGTTTATGGTCTGGGAAAACGTGCCCGGAGCATTCAGCAGCAACAAAGGGCGAGACTTCGCGGCAGTCCTCGAAGAGATCATCCGCATCGCAGAACCGGAAGCCCCCGATATTGAAGTGCCTGAAAAAGGATGGCCAACTTGGGGGGGCTACCACGATGAAGTGGGAGGACGATGGAGCGTGGCTTGGCGAGTGCATGATGCGCAATACTGGGGAGTCCCCCAACGCCGCCGTAGAATCTCGGTTGTCGCAGATTTTGGAGGCGACACCGCCGGTGAAATACTCTTTGAGCGCAAAAGCGTGTCAAGGCATCCTGCGGAGAGCGGAACGGCGGGGGAAAGACTTGCCGGAAACGCTGAAAGCCGTGCTGGTAAAACAGAGCAATGCTTAACAGCTTGGGACTGCCAAAGCAAACGGATTTTTGGCACAGAGGGAAAATCCCCGACGCTACAAGGTGGCGTTGGCGGGGGAGTAAATAATCCGGCGATTTTCTGCATGGGAACACAGCAAGGCGGGGCCGAGGTTCGAAGCGATGATAGAGCACCAACCTTGACCGCCGCTGCAGGCATGAGTGGGAACAATCAGCCGGTTGTATGCGCCGGGTTTAAGCTGGGGAACAGCGAACAGGCCCGGAGCATCGGATACGCCGAAGAGCAATCCCCTACGTTGAACGCAGAGTGTGGGGGGAATAAACCGGCGGTGCTGTGCCTGAACGATCAAGGCGGGAATGTGATGGGCGTGAGCCATGATGTTTCCGGGACGCTGAGAGCACAGGAGCATGGGCACCAGCCCTCCATTCTGGATATGAGCCATGCTTGCGATGTCATCCGAGACTGCGGCGATGTAGCTACCAGTCTGCAAGCCCGTATGGGAACCGGCGGCAACCAAATCCCGCTGACGTACCAAGATGTGACAGGTACGCTTTCCCCCGGCGCTCATGCCGGGAGCTACAACGGGCAGGACGCATACAACGATATGCTGGTGTGCGGGGCAACACCAGATGTGGCACACGCACTGCGGGCAAGGGCTTCCTGTTCGTACCGGGAGGACGCAGAGACATACCCGGTGCAGAACATGATCGTGCGCCGCCTTACCCCGATGGAGTGCGAACGGCTGCAGGGATTTCCAGACCGCTGGACGGACATTGGCGAGTGGATGGACAGCAAGGGCAAGCGCCGCAAGGATGCGGACAGCCCCCGGTATAAGGCACTGGGTAACTCCATCGCCCTTCCCTTCTGGGACTTCCTGGCAAAGCGTATCAGCGCACAATATCTTCGTCCTGTTACGATGGGCAGCCTGTTTGACGGCATCGGCGGCTTTCCGCTGGTGTTCGAACGGCACAACGGCAAGGGCACGGCGCGCTGGGCAAGCGAGATCGAGGAATTTCCCATCGCCGTGACGAAACTGAGATTTGGGGAGGAATGGCATGGCCACATTACGCATGATTCCCGGCATTACATACACCCGGCAAAACCTTGAAGCATTGACCGGGATGCCGGACAGAGAAAACCGCCGGATGATACGGGAGCAGCGGCGGCAGGGCGTACCTATCGTTGCGCTGAAAGACGGCGGGTACAAGTTGGCGGAAACGGAGGAAGAAAAGCAAGCCTTACTTGCTATGTACCGCAAGCGGGCGTTGGACGAGCTGGACACCTGCAGCAGGCTTGCAAAGGCCATGCAGGTGGATGGGCAGATGGAGGTGGCGGGAGATGGAACGGTTTAACACACCGTTGACGAACGAGGCTGCCAAGAAATTGCTATCCCTTGATTTGGATGACAAGGTCATCACCAGCGTTGAGAAACTGGATGAGTGGTACACCGCGTGGGGCGGACAGTGTTACGTCAGTTTCTCCGGTGGAAAGGACAGCACTGTGCTGGCGTACTTGGCGGCGCGTTACCTGTCGAGTTTCAGGGCGCCGCCGTGGGAGCTGACGTTGGTATTTGTCAACACGGGGCTGGAATACCCGGAGATACAGAAGTTCGTCAACGAGTACGCCGACTGGCTGCGGAGGGAGTTCCACCGCGTGAACGTAAACCTTTTTCGCCTGCGCCCAAAGATGAACATTCGACAGGTGGTGACGAAGTACGGGTACAGCATCGTGAGCAAAGAGGTGGCCGCGTATGTAGGAAATGCTCGAATTAATCCAGATGGGAAATCGGCACAGCGTTTACGCGGGGAATACCTCGATAAAAATGGAGAAAAATCCCCGTACAACTGCGAAAAGTGGGGGGGTTTAGTTCATGCGCCGTTTCTCGTGTCGGATTCATGCTGCAAGGTGATGAAAAAGGGGCCCATGCACAAGTTCGAGGCCAAAACAGGGCTCCACCCCATGACAGCGTTGATGGCGGAAGAAAGTCGGCTGCGCATGCTGAAATGGCAACGCACAGGCTGCAATGCCTTTGAGGGCAAGAGGCCGATGGGCAAGCCGATGAGCTTTTGGACGGAGCAGGATGTGCTGCGGTATATTGTGGGCAATCGAATCCCATATGCCAGCGTGTACGGCGAAATCGTAGCAAGCGATGGCGAGAACGACTACGATGCGACGCTGACGGAATGCCCGCTACACTGTACGGGATGTCAGCGATCGGGCTGTATGTTCTGCGCATTTGGGGCACACCTGGAAAAAGGCGAGAATCGTTTTGAGAGGATGAAACATACGCATCCGAAGCACTACGAATTTTGCATTGGCGGTGGGGCGTATGACCCTGTGGACGGCCTGTGGAAGCCAACTGAAAAGGGGCTTGGCTACGCCAGAGTATTGGACTACATCGGAGTGAGGTATTGAGATGACGGTATACATGCGAGTGAGCCGCGACAAGTACGAGCTTCCGGATGCCGTTTCGGAATCTATCATCGAGCTGGCCAACATTTGCGGCGTCAGCTGGCGGACGATCTACCGGGCTGTGTACGGCGGCAAGCGTACCAAAGGACGGCCCAAGTATGTGGCCGTACCAATAGGGGAGGGAGACGATGATTGAGATCACGGTGCCGCTGGCACCCGTCACAAAGAAAAACCATATGCGGATCATGCATAGCAGCAAAACGGGGAAGCCGTTTATCATGCCGTCCAAGCAGTACCAGGACTACGAGGCGGAAGCTGTATGGCACTGCAAAAGGGCCAGAGTGCAGCGTCCCATTGAGGAGCCTGTGGAGGTCAAATGCCTGTTTTATATGCCTACCCGGAGGCGAGTGGATTTGACAAATCTGCTGGAATCCATCGACGATGTGCTGGTGAGGGCCGGTGTACTCAAGGACGACCACAGCGGCATTATCGTTAGCCACGACGGGAGTCGGGTGCTGTACGACAAGGATAACCCACGGACAGTATTGTTTATCCGGGAGATGGAGGACATGGATGCTACAACCCGAGATGCGCATATGTAAGCGCTGCGGCATGGAAAAGCCAATCACAAACTACAACAAAAAAGGTGAAAACAAGTGGAGGACAACTTGCAAACAGTGTGATGCAATCGCCAGAAAGATGCGCCGGATAAGCGAAAAGAGGCTCACAAACCAAAACAACGCGGAAAGCAGGGGGACGCTCTGTTGGAGATGCAAAAAAGCTGTTGGGCGCTGCTCCTGGACGGAGCTGGATAGATCTAAAAAGGTACGCTTTGAGCCGGTTCCGGGATGGGTGGCGGTAAAATCGCTCGGCATACCAGGCCGCAAGTCGGAATCTTACTTGGTGCTAAGTTGCCCGGAGTTTGAGGCGGACGAAAGGAGGACGTGCGAGTGAATGATTTTGATTACGACTGCATGCAGAAAAAACGCATAGCGATGGGCGCATTTGCTCACATCAACAGAAAACGCGGTGGGTGTTCGCTCCCCAGCGACACCCTCACCGAAAAGCAGAGGAAGGAGAAAAACGGAGAAGTGAAAAGCTATAATATCACGCGGCCTATGCTGTGGTGTGAATTTAAGAAAATGCTGGAGGACCTGAAACGCGAGTTTTTCCGCAACATGCAATCTTTCGGTGGTACGGCCAAATGGCTGGCGGAGGAAATGAACGCTTGTGATGCAACGATACGCCGCGAGGCGGAATTGGTAGGTGCGCCATTCCGGCGCGGCGGAAGAAATGCGGAGATGTGGCAGCGTAAAATCATGGAGTGGGCTAATGCGGATGCGGTGGACATACATACGGTGGATGCGCAGAGCGAGGAGCACGCTGCCAACGATGCACCGCCGAAAGCAGACAAGCCGCAGACGGGCGTAAAGCTGCTACATGCCCGGCTGGAGATGAGCGGTGACCGGGAAGCTTTGCTGGCGAATCTGCGGGTGCTGATGCCGAATGAAGGGCGGGTGACGGTGGAATGGTGAAAAGAAGCGTGTTAATCGCGGCGCTTCTTGTAGCAATCTTGGTGGCCTTGGGCATTGCGTCTGCCACAGAGGACAGCGGGCAAACGCTGGAGACTGTAGTTGTGCCTCCTGTGGTGGTTCTGCCAAGCGATGGGCCGCAGGAGACCCAGGAGACGCGGACGTGCGTGTTTACCGTCACGGCGTACTGCCCCTGCGAAAAATGCTGTGGGGAGTACGCAAATGGCTACACAGCCACCGGCGAAAAGGCTATCCAGGGCGTGACGATCGCCGCAGACCCAGATGTGCTGCCGATGGGTACGGAAATCGAACTGGACGGTCATACTTACACCGTGCAGGACACCGGCGGAGCCATTGCCGGGAATCGGCTGGATCTGTATTTTGACAGCCACGAGGATGCACTCCAATGGGGTGTGCGGGAAAAGACCGTGAGGTGGGCCGGATGAAAAGCCCCTGCGTAAAAGATTGCCCGGATAGATTGCCCTGCGGGAAATGCCGGCAGAACTGCGAGGCGTTCCGGGAGTACGAGGCCAAGCGGCTGGAGGAAAAGCCCTGGGTGGATCAAGCTAACACCGCCGCCCGGGAGCGCTATGTGCGGCAGAGCGCGAGGTTTGCAAAGGCTGGGAAACGACATATGAGATAGGAGGTTGATAATATGGACGCTGTGAAGTTTATCAAAGAACGCGACCGAATGTGCCGCTTTTACCACCATGCCGGGGACTGCTATCAATG